TGATATATCATAATTCTGAGCGAAGTCAAAACGGGTCTGCTGTGCAGCAGAATCAATGTAAATATAGTCAATATCCCATTTATCAATCATAGTTTGTATTTGCTTTGCATGCGTTTCAGTAGTCTGTTCTGCGTCTAAGTACTCATCCAGTAGGTAATACTTTTCTTCATCCCAGTCATACCCAATTACACAAAAAGCCGTCGGATCTCTGTAACCCACATCGAGCCCTGCAAATACATCCATCTTTGACGAATCAATTTCTTCAAAGTTTCCGATGCAGTCTTCATGGTTAAAGTTCCAGATCTGACCTTCATATGTATTAAAGTCGGCTTCGTACTCTTGTCTAAATTCGGCTTCGGACATAGATTTTCTAGCTTCTGCAATATCCATTTCAGACATACGCGGATTATCTTTATAAGTAGCACGAATAGACGCCCACTCTTTGAATTCATCTGTAAATCCTCTATAGAAAAAATCTGAGAACCAGTTATTCTTTCCTCTTGGTGTGCTTATGAAGATTGCTTTTGAGTTGTCTTTATCAAGCGTCGGTCGGAGGGCAACATTGAATGCGTCTCTCCCGTCAGCCAAAGCTGCCTCGTCAAAAATAATAAGATCGTAGGAGCGACCAACACAGCTATCCACTTGATTGACAGACCCCATACGTATCGTTGACCCATTTGTAAGCTCTATAACCTTGTCTTTTGCATTGTCTTTTGCTACTTCTAAGTCAAAGTGCTTTATCAGATTTCTTTGTAAATCAAAAGAAATCTGAGACAAGGCATAGTTGGGGGACATTATGAGTATGTTTGAGTTGGGCACTAATGATACCAGCTGCCCTATTATATTTGCGATGTAGGTTTTACCCTGCCTTCTCGAAACTGCCGCACATACAAAACGGTATTTCGGGTTATTTATCGCGTTGATGATCGCCACCTGACTAGCAAGTGGCGTCACGCCGAGTAGCTCCAAATATGGGTCTACTGGTAATTTAAGAAACCTCGTCTCAGATTGTAACTCTAATAGCTGGTCAGACGTAACGTCTTTCCTACTAATTTCTACTGCCATGTTAACCTCTAATGGTCTGTTTTACCTTTACTAGTTCCTGCATACAAACCAAACCATGCAGCTCCAGCACCTACTATAATTGAAATAAGTCCTGATTGCTCTAAGCTAGGCTCTGGCAACGCCATGAACCACATTGTGCTGTAGTACAATAGGAAAATATAAACACTTAAAAACAAGCGTGGAAAGATTCTCCAACTATCTACAGCTTGTGCCATAAATATAAACTTTTGCCAAGGATTACGAGTATCTTGGTCTTCAAGTTCTCGTATCCTGTCTTTTAGCTTGGATTGTTCTTGGAGTAGCTCCATAAATTTACTGAGGTCTAATTCTACCTCGTTACGGGACATATCTCCTTGGAATCTATCCAGATCTGCCATTTGGTTCTCCTTTCTCGCTTTGCTCTTTTTTGAGCTACCACTTAACTTTGTTGGCCCAGTAGGCCGCGCTCATTTTACCTCTTGCAATATTCTTTCTATGCCGAGCTTTGAATGAGGCTCGTTTCTTCTTCATACGATCACTTTCGCCTTTCTTCGGCTTACCAGCTGTTTTAGCACCTTGCTGTCCAAAACGAATAGTCTTTACTTTATGCCCCACTCTAGCCACAACTATATGTGACTTTTTTGGATGCTTAGGCGTGCGCTTAGGCTTATTATAACCTTTAACGCCTGCTCTTTTTAGTAGACTTTTTCCTCGTTTTGCGTGAGCCATTTGATTTTCCTAACACTTTTATAAGTGTCCCGCTTTTCATGAATTTATCAAAGCGCTTTAAAAGTTTACTAAGTCCTTTTCTTTTTCTTCCCACGCTTTTTCTTCTTCTTGGGGTATCCTACACCTTTTGGCATTATACATCCCCACATTTACAAGGATTGCATTTACAAACTTCACACATAGTTTTCTCCCTTATACTCGGAATAGTGCAATTATTAACCACAGTATTCCCATTCCAAAAATCCAAACAACTCCACCCATCATTGCCCAGTTTATATACTTTTGTATTTCCTTACGTCTTATTCGTAACCGAGCTACCTCTTTTTCATGTGCAAGACGGGCTTCTTCCATTCTAGTTTTTATCGATTTATACAGGTCACCCTGACCTTGCATTAAACATACATCTTTGAGTTGTCTATCAAAGTTTATGAGCTGACGCTTTGCACTTTCCATTGCAAGAGCTTCTTTATAGCTCATTCGTCCTGTCTTTGCTTTCTCTACTTCGTTATACTTTTCTTGGGCTCCTGCAAATCTGCCTACGATGGATTGTAGATCACTTGCATTTCCCGCAGACTGCTTTATCGTTTGTATACCGTCGTTCAGTGCTTTCAAGGCACTGAGTACGGCTGCTACCTCTCCAATCACTGAATTTCTCCCAAAACTCTTTCATCAGAAACCTTTATTTATTACAACGTAGCCCATCCAGTAAACGCAAAACCCGCAAAATATTACTGTGCTTACGATAATTACAGAGTCAATAACCTTTTTTCTCTGCTTCCTAGCTGCTGCAATCTGTTCTTGCCGCTGCTTTCTAACTTGTCCACGAATCTCTATTAGCTGTGCCCAGGCTTCTGCACCTAGAGTGTAAGTGATGAATTGGTGTAACTCTTTTTCAATTTCATCTGCTTTACGTTTATCGGCAAAAGTTTGTAAAGCTTCCTCCTCAACAGATATGAACTCATTTTTCATAGCTTTAGTTCGTTTCTGCGTATGAGAAGCTCTAGCAGTATCTAATCCGCTCCAGAGTTTACCCAGCTCTCCTGCCATGTCTTGTAATTCACGGCCAGCTTTAATCCCTGTTTTTACAGCACTGAAAGCCGCCACCGCGGCTGTGATTGGCTCCACACATTTATCTCTACGTTCTCGGGGAACGTCGGCTACCCATTAAGTAGCGTTAAAATAATACCTCCTAAAAATATTATTACAGTACCTGTTGCTCCCAACAACATAGTCTGTAGTCTATCCATTTTGCTTTCAATATCTTCAAGTCTTACAAAGATAGTTTTCCACCTCTCTTCGCATTGCACTTCATGAGCGGTGAACTTTGTATACAGTTCGTTAAAGTCAGGTTGTTCCATTGATTAATTTGTCCATCAACTTGCCGTAATTACCCTGACCAAAAGGTACTCCATCATTTATCTGGACATTTGTCTGATTTTTGATATTGGAGGCGGATGCTTTCTCAAGGTCTGCTTGAGCCTTGATTTCATCCATACGCATTTTGTGAGCCATTTGTAATAAGTCAGCTAAGTCTTTGCTGGAATACACACCGCTTTCCTGTGCTTCATCAAGCTTTGATTGAATCATCTCGTCTAATAAAGACCCGATGTTATTCTTGTTTCGATACCCCGTATCGAGGTAAACAGTGTCGATATACTTTTTAACTTCTCGTCGATTTAGTATATCCACAACCTTCTTTTCGTCAACTTGCAGGTGCTCGCAAACACCCCGTATATTCCCAAGAGTCAGGTACGAGTTTGCTACTTCAAGTCCCTCTGGGGAAATTGTTGTTACTTCTTTAGCCATGAGAGAATTATACTCAAAAGGGGATGAAAAGTCAAGAAAAATTTTTCTACGATGGTTCGTCTGGCCAGACTATCTTATCGAGCTCTGTAGTGCCACTCTGTATCTCGGGAAGGTCTCTTAATGCTGATCTATACACCGTCCATTCTGATTTTTTGGTGTCTGATAAAGTGTTGTCTGGGAGCTGTGTCCAGTCACACATACCAAGTTTACTATTTCTAACAGTGCGTACCGTTTCCCAGAATTTATTAGAATCAAACTCCCACTCTTCGCTTGTACCGTTCCAATTATAAAACTCTCCCTTCCACTCTCTAGTCTTCCATGCTCCTCCTTTATAATACTGAGTTTGTTGAAATCCCATCATGTCAGAAACTTCACTTCTAATATGAACTATGGTTTTACTGGAATCCTCCTTGTATGTGCCTTCTTCATGGAATACTGCTCCAGGCACATAAATAGTATTAACTTCGGTATTACTATCTATTATTGCTATTGCATAAACTGTCATGATACTAATTCTCCTATTATTAGATCGTTTACATTGCGCGAGTCAAAAAATGTGGCGTATACACCTGGAATAATAACCCAACTCCATCCAAAATAATATACTCCTGGGTCTGTAGAACCTGTTCTATACATGTACCCTCTATAATTATGGTAGATGTGACCTGTAAGAGGGTGTGTAAAAATTCTACTATTACTGGAATTCATACATGAGTATATATTCGTTAAGGTTCCTCCCGCATAAATATGATTACCAGAAACGAAGGTGGTGCTTCCTCCAGACTCCAACTCCATACCTCCAAGACATTGGTACTGCCCTTTTAAAGCCACTATATCGAGCCCCTTACTGGTCTGTCTTGAGTCGTACATTTTTGAAGTTCCGTTCGTGTCAAAAACTGTTAACCCATACCCACCATTTTGATCAGTGGCTGTAACATTATCACTAGGTCTTACTACTAGATATGATTGTTGAACACTATTTGGATAATCGTACCCATAGGAGCCACCTGAATTACTTGAATGTATAGGTTTGGGGTTGGAAGGGTCTTGCCAGTCTGTTACTATTCTTCCCGAACCGCTTAAAGGTTTTGCAAATATCAAGTCTCCTGATGAAAAATTAGCATAAGTAGTATTATGCGTCGAAGTTGAAGGCCCCGCAACTACGACCAAATGACGAGCCCCTGTAAGATCAGAGTCAATAATGAAGGTGTCATTTCCTCCTATAACTTTTAGTCCGTATCCCATTTAATGTCTCAACACTATATAATCAAAGGTTCGTGCCTCTGCGTTTCCATTATAAACCGTAAAAGTAGTAGCATTTGATGCTCTATACACTATCCAGTTGACTTCTCCTGTATTTGCTTGTTTATCGATAATTAGTATTGCTGTTCTTCCTGGTATATTATCAGCTGCTGCTATTCCTGGAATGGTGATAGGGTTACTGGTACCATTCGACGCTACAGTTCCCGAGTACGAAGCCGCTACTAGGACATGTCCTTGTTTTTGCCCCGTTCCAAAAATTTGATTACCTGCATCATTTTTAATTATTAACCCCCAGTCTGAAGTAGTATCCACAAGAGCATCAGTATCGCTATCATCAGCTGATGCAGATGTTGTTACCGAAAGTTCATCAAATACAGATCCAATCGTAAGACGCCCCGTAGTAGTGTCGCTATAACCAGAGGGTCCTGTCATTTTAAAGTCTACGGATTGTCCGCTGGTTAATTGTAGAGTAGTACCTACACTTGTATAACTAGTTGTTGGATAAGTGCCGTTTGAATTTTTTAGTCTAAATCGAGCTGCTGCAGAGCCTGTTGTATTACTTGTAAATACGTCTGGTTCAAAGGTCGTAGGGTCACAAGTAATTGTGCCCGAGTTTGTGTCTACTGGGTAACTCAGATTCGTACCTGCGTTTATATTGTCTCCTAAACTAGGAGTAGTATTGGTTCCTGTGCCTGGGTTTACTGTAAAGGAAAAAGAAGCAAGTTGATTAGCAGTCCCGTAAAAAGGATTGTTTACTAAACCGCCCGAAAAAGTAGTTGTTCCATCAACGTTAGTAACCCAATTTTGAGCGCCCCCAAAGTGCATAAGACGACAAGTATAAGATCCTGTGCTCATACTTGCACCAACTGTTAAAGTATTAGTAAGGCTAGTGGTTTGCATTTTTCCTATGTAAGGGTTAGCTGTGCCTGCATTTGACCAAGTGATTCCACTAGACCCTGTAGTTGTAACAAGATTCCCGCTTGAATCTCTAATGGTCAAATATAAACAGTTTGCAGCACTGTTTCCTGATACGGGAGCAGCTAATCCTGTTAATCCACTAAGAGTAAAAACTAATGTACTTCCTTGATTTACAGTATTTGCGGCACCTGCAAAACTAGTTATTTCTATTAAAGCTACTTCTACTCTTACAGTTCTAGCGCCTGAATCTGCAAAAAAGTACCACTTGGTTTCGTTATCGTTCCAAGCAGTGGCGCTTGCATTTACGGTATGTGTCCAAAGAGACCCATTACTTTGGTTTCCTCCCTGGCTCGTGTTAGCTTCAGCAGGATCGGGATCAGCAGCGCTGGTTGTTCCTGCATAATTAACTGTAGTTTGTGTTCCTCCACCATCACCACCATCTGCGTTTGAGAGAGGAATTTTAAAAGTATCCCCGTTTTTAACATACATAGTTCTACTGGGTAAATAATTACTCCCGTAAAAAGTATATAGGGGATATTGTCCCGACTGAGTTCCCCCTGCTGGTACACTAGGAGCATCTTGTGTGTAAACTGTAGGGGTTTGGTAAGTAGTAGCCATAGAAAAAATTATACTAGAAATGACATTTAATGTCAAGAAGAATTTTTAAAGGTGTTTCGAAAAAACCCAAAGTTGTACGTGAGGGGGTGCCCCGCCGCGCCGCCTCATGTAAAGTCTAGGAACCGCCCCTAACCTATTGATATATAAAGACTTTTTCGGTTTCAAAATATTTTTTTATTATTTTTTTTTAAAGGGGGGGAGGGGGGGGGTATAACAGGGCATATCTTTATTCCAAAATAATCTAATAAAAGGCTTGACTTTTTCCTTTACTTATGCTATAATGCTCTGCATAAACAAAATGAAAAAAGGATTTCAAATGGCTTTATTGATAATGATTCTCATCTGGCTTGCGGTCGGAAACTTTGCGGCTATTGGCATGGCTGTGATTATGGGCGCAAATATTTGGGCGGCATTCTTTGCGCTTGCCACATTCGGATGCGTTCGCGCTTTGTTCGCGCTTCGACACGTTGGCAACGCCTAAATGAGAATGATTCTCATTTGGACGAATAATGGAAATATAATGGAATGTGCATTATTACCATTGACATTTGCGAAACAACCCTGTAAAATAGGCACTATGAAAATGATAAATAAAACACAAATCACCACATGGGCTTTACGAGCTTATATGGTTTATTCAATCACCGCTGATCTGATTCTACTTGGTGGAATTGTTTGGCTAATCTTAAACTAACTAGGAGACTCTTATGTCTAACTATACTACTAAAATGATCGCTGAAATGGATCAGCGTTCGCCCATCACGCGAGAAATCGCTGATGATCTCGCCACAGAATTCGGGCTTCCTGTCCGTTCTGTTATCTCAAAGGCGGTTTTACTTGGGCTTTACAAAAAAGCCGAGGTTAAAACCTCTAGCCGTTCAACCAAAGCCGAGATGGTCAAAGCCATCGAAACGGCTTTGCAAGGCGAAAGCCTTGAAGGTTTGGAGGGTGCTACAATGCGCTCCCTTTCCGCTCTCTTGGTAAGCATCTCTTGATGCTTACCTTGATAGCTTGGGTTGGGACTGTCTGCATGGCAGTCGCTCCCTTTCTCATTGATACTATCATCGGGAAATTGTTGGCTATATCTGGGCTTGCATTGTTGACTGTCCAAGCGCATGATGCTAAACTCTACAACTTAATGATACTTAACACGATTGGAATTATAGGATATTTTTATGCTCTTTATTTTTGACCTTGATGGTACAACCATCGACTCAAGCCATCGGCAAAATACTTTGCCAGATGGTTCACTAAACCTCGATGCATGGGTGCGAAATAACACGCCCGAAAAAATCGCTAGAGATTCTCTGCTACCAATGGCAGAATCTTGGAAAACCATCAACCGACAAAATCACCAGATTGTGATTATGACCGCTCGCGTTATCGGCAAGGCAGATTTAAAATTTCTAGCTGATAATGGTTTAGGCTATGACCGAATTTATAGCCGCGCATTTGGTGACACTACAGCCGATGACATTCTCAAAAAAAGAATGATATCAAAATTGGCGGTTGATTTTAGGCGGTCGCTTGCATGGCTACGCTCTAATGCTTATATGTTTGATGACAATAAAAGCGTTAGACAATGCTTGACTCGAATCGGCATCAACTGCTATAATCCTACTAATTACAATGAGGAACTAAAAAATGCTTAAATCTACACACTCGCCAAATTCAATAGATGGCTCGCCATTTGACGATTTCGGTTTTAATTATCTCTGGAAATTGCATGGACTCGGCAAGCATGTTCCAGCCTTTCGCAATATGACCATTATAAAAAATGGCTTTGCAAAATATTGTCGGGCTGGCGGTTTCTCTGGTGTTGAATCGCGCTTGATTGAAACTCTGCGAAATATTGAGGAATGCCACAATATTCCAGAAGGTGCGCTTGGTGCGGAATTGCTCGCGCTGACTACTGGCACATTCAACGAGACATTATCAAGCGAGCAATATTTCCACAAAGCCAATAAAAAATATCGGCTTGCGGGATTGTTCCGAGATTTGAAAGATTCAAAAAAGCCTGTTGGCGGTCACAGCGAATTTTTCAATATGCCGATAAAACTCGCAAAGGTAAAATTTGCCAATGCTCACAGAAAAGCAAACCGACAAATCGGTTTGGAAATCGTAAACTGGAAACGAAAAACTGGTATTCATGGTTGTCCGCTTCCACTAGAAAATCCAGAAGAGCGAGGATACGCACTATGAAAAAATTACAAGCACAATTAAATCCTCTCGCAGAAAATAATTGCGAGAGGCTCGCCATTGTTTTAGAGGGACGCGATACTGCTGGAAAATCTAGCACGATTCGCGCGGTTACTGAATATCTAAATCCTGCATGGTATAGCATTGTGCCATCAACTAAACCATCCGCCTCGACTATGGCTCAATGGCTCTCTTATTGGGCTACAAAATTCCCGAATAAAGGACAAATGGTTTTTTATGATCGCTCTTGGTATTCTCGCGCGATGGTTCAACGCTTGAATAACTGGTGTACTGATATCCAATACCATAATTTTTTAAACAATTATCCAGAATGGGAAATGGGCGCGAATGCTTCAGGCGTTCGGTTTATTAAATTTTGGCTCTCGATTTCAGAAGATGAGCAGCGCGCGAGAATTGAAAAACGCAAAACCTCGCCTCTCACATATTGGAAATTTTCCGAGAATGACGAAAACGCGCTTTCCTATTATGACCGCATGACGCTATTGAAGGAAAAGGTAGTCGGGGAGGATTGGCACGTTGTGGACTACAACGATAAGCAAAAGGGAATCGAGCGATTTTTGCAAATCCTGATTCGGGAATGTTCCACGTGAAACACGCTCGACCAAAAATTTCTGGATTTTTCGGCAATTTTGGCGCGCGGGCGCCAGTGCGAAAGCTAAGTGAAAAAACGAAGGTGGTTCCTGCGCCAGAATACGTGCAAAAGCGAAGAAAGTCAAGTCTTTTTTGCGGGTATGCACCAAATTTTTTTCAAAGCAGCAAGTCTGCGCCAGTGCGAAACCTAAGTGCAAAATCAACAAGGTGCCCCGCGCCATTATACCCGCAACGGGGTCGCGTGTCAAGTCTTTTTTGCGCGTATGCTGCAAATTTTTCCAAATCAGGGAAGTCTCCGCAACGGGGTAGTAAATTTACGAAAATTTGGGCAAAACCCGCGAAAAGTTCTTGACATTCCGACCCCGCGCGCGGCCCCCCGAAATTCGCTGGCGTTTTTTTCACGAATGGCGGCAAAATAATTTGACAACGGATGCTTGTGGTAGTATAATAGATTCATAAATTAAGGAAACCTATGTATAAGATAAAGATCAAAAAAGGTTGGTGGCCTTGGGAAAGGCAGCAACTTGCGGTAAAAGCACTAGACTTTGCAATAAAGCATTATAGATTGCGAGACGAGTGTGCAGATTACCCAGTAAAACTTATATTAACTAAGTTCAGGGATAACTATTACGGCGATTCTTGGATGCACGAATGGGGCTATGAGATTCGTATCAATAGCCGATTCAACGATTACCGCATGATAAGAACCATCTTTCACGAGATGACTCATGTAAAGCAGTTCGCACTAGGCGAATTAGAGCTTGGCACGAAAGTTGACAAGTTCAAGGGAAAAAAGTACAAGCGGGAAGACTATTGGAATGCTCCGTGGGAAGTCGAAGCACGAAAAGCGGAGAAAAAAATGATGAGGAAATGGAAAAAAGTTCTTGACTCAGATGGTGATTTCCAATATAATATGTCTTATGTAATTGAGAGAAACATTAAATAAATTTTTTGGGAGAGATTCTATTATGACTATGACAGCAAACAAAAGCAACAACTACCCTCAAGACGTTATCAACGTGATCGTAGAGCAGTACACAGCTAACCCAACTCGCACTACTGTTAATGAGCTGGCTGCTGAGTTCAACAAAACTGAGCGAAGTGTTATTGCTAAACTTTCAGCACTGGGCGTATACGTTGCTCAGCCTAAGCCTACCAAGCGTCCACCTCAGGTGAGAAAAGCTGATTTGGTAGCCGACATCGAAGCCAAACTTGGTGTCGAATTTGTCAGCCTAAACAAAGCTGGCTT